GATCTATAGACACACAACATATTGCTGATTCTCAAATTACTACAGCTAAAGTAGCTGATTCAAATATAACAACTGCCAAGATTGCAGATTCAAATGTTACAACTGCAAAGATAGCAGATAGTAATATCACTACTGCTAAAATAGCTAATGATGCTGTTACAATAGATAAAATTGCAGATGCAGTTATTGTTACTAATGCTGAAGCATCAGGTCATACACCAGATGATGTTACATTTTTAACTACATCAGCAAGTGATAGTTTATATTTTAGACAAGATAGTTCTGAAACAATAGACTCAGGTGATACTTGGTCTGGTTCAGATTCTTATATTGCAACAACTGCTGCTATTGATGCTAGAATAATTGATCTAGTAGATGATGTAGGTGGATTTTATCCAATAGCAAATGAAACAAGTTTTCCAAATACTAATCCAGATGTAAATGATGGTGCAGGTACAATTATATCAATTAAAGAAATTGCAACTACAAGAACTCCAAGTGGAGGAACAGTTACTATTGCTGGTGGAACTCTTGGTGGATCTACTGTAACAATTACAGGATGTGGTTCTACAATTTTAACTGCTGGATTTGGTGTATTAGTTGAAACAAGTTCAACTTTAAATACTTATACTTTTCATAGATTAGTTCCAAAAGCAACTGAAGTAACAACTGTTGCTGCTATTTCATCTGACATAACTACTGTTGCAGGAATTAGTGCTGATGTAACGACTGTTGCTGGAATATCTGCTGATGTTTCAAGTGTTGCTGCAATAGATACAGATGTAAGTTCGGTAGCAGCTATTGATACTAATGTTACAACTGTTGCTGATAATATTACTGATGTAAATACATTTGCAGTAAGATATAGAATTGGTGCAACTAACCCTACTACTTCATTAGATGAAGGCGATTTATTCTTTAATACAACTGACAACGAATTAAAATTTTACAATGGTTCTGCTTGGTCAACTATTCAAGGTGGAATATCAAATGTTGTAGATGATGTAACACCACAACTTGGCGGAAACCTAGACCTAAACTCAAACGATATAACAGGCACAGGTAATATTAATGTAACTGGTAGCTTAACAGTAGATGGTGGCACAATCAAACTAGATGGTAATTATCCTGTAGGAAGTAATAACGTAGCTTTAGGAAATAGTGCTTTAGATGACCCTTCACTTACTGGAGATACTAATGTTGCACTTGGAAATAGTGCTTTAGGTAATAATACTTCAGGAAGTAGAAATATTGCAATCGGTGGAACATCTTTATTTACTAATACAACAGGTTATTTTAATGTTGGAATTGGTTATGAATCTTTAGGATTAAATACAACAGGTGCATGTAATGTAGCTTTAGGTTATAATTCACTTAAAAATAACACAACAGCCTCAAACAACACAGCAGTAGGTGCTTATTCACTTTATTCTAATACTACAGGTGCAGCTAATACAGCATTAGGTAGACAAGCATTACTATGTAACACCACAGGTGTTTCAAATGTAGCATTGGGAGCTAATGCACTTTTGTGTAATACAACAGGTGGTTTAAATGTTGCATTGGGAGCTAATGCACTTTTGTGTAATACAACAGGTTCTTGTAATATTGCTATTGGTTGTGCTTTATATGGTGCTGATAATACTGGTAGTGCAAATGTTGCCATTGGAATTTTTAATTCTGTTAATAACACCACAGGTGGTTCAAATGTAGCATTAGGTTTTCAATCATTTTTTACTAATACAACAGGTAATAACAACGTAGCATTAGGTACTAATACTTTAAGACTTAACACCACAGGTAGTTGTAATGTTGCAATAGGTCGTCTATCCCTTGAATCCAACACAACAGCATCAAACAACAACGCAGTAGGTCATTTATCACTTAATGCTAATACGACAGGTACAGCTAACGTTGCTTTAGGAAATCAATCACTTAGAAACAACACCACAGCTTCTAACAATACAGCAGTAGGTTTTGCATCACTTTGTTCTAATACGACAGGTAATACTTTAGTAGCAGTAGGTTATAATTCCTTGTCTTCTAATACTACAGGTAATGACCATATAGCAGTAGGTAATTCATCACTTAGAGATAATACTACATCTTTTGCGAACACAGCAATCGGTGCTGCATCACTTCTTGTTAATACTACAGGTTCTTGTAATACAGCATTAGGTAAATCTTCACTTCTTGGTAATACAATAGGTTGTCGAAATACAGCAATAGGTTATGAATCTTCAAAATGTATCACTACAGGTGTACACAATACTGCTTTAGGAACAACTGCAGGTTCATCTATTACTACAGGTTCAAATCTTACAACTATAGGTTATAACGCACAAGCATCATCTGCAACAGCTACCAATGAGATTACACTTGGGGATGCTAATGTAACTACTGTTAGAATGGGTAATGGAGATGTTATTTATCCTAGTTCTGGTGGTGGAGATTTTGTTTTGCTATCTACAACAAATGTTACAAGTGCAGTTTCAGAAGTAGATATAACTTCTGGTATTGATAGCACATATTCTAATTACAAAATTATTTTTAATAAAGTTAGACCAACAGTTGATGGTGCAGTAGCATATATGAGAGTATTTAGTGCTGGAACAATTAATACTGGTGCTGTTTATAGACAATCTGGTGTTGGTATGGATAGTGTTGGAAATGCAAGAAATCTTTTTGCATCAACTAGCTTATATAGTCTTAGTCATAATGTTGGTGTTGGTAATTCATCAGATGAACATATTAGCGGAGAAATTATTTTATTTGATCCATCTGAATCTGGAACTTACACTAAATTAATTACATCAAAATCTACTTTTATAAAAACTGATTCACAAGGTGCAACAGTAACAGGTGGAACTATGGTACAAGGATCAAATGCTATAACAGGAATTAGATTATATTTTAGTTCTGGCAATATCTCTACAGGTACAATCAAACTTTATGGAATTAATTAGGAGTAAATTATGAAAAAATATGTAAATGGAATTTTAACAGATATGACAGCAGAAGAAATATCTGTAAGACAAGCTGAAGAACAAGAATGGAATAACAATGCTTTTAATAGAACATTAGAAAATTTAAGATTTGAAAGAAATCAATTATTAGCTGATACAGATTTTTATGCAAATTCAGATGTAACTATGAGTGATGCTATGAAAATTTATAGACAACAGTTAAGAGATATAACAAATGGTTTAACAACTGTTGAACAAATAAATACAAAATTAGAAAAAGACAATGATGGAAATTTATTAAATTTTCCAACTAAACCTTAATTATGAACACTTATGTAGTAGAGGGTGGCATAGGAAAATGCACAGCTTTTACCTCTTTAATCCCAAAGCTAAAACAAAAATCCGAAGTACAAATATACACACCATATATTCAATGCTTTGCAAATAACCCAGATGTAAAATTAGTTCTTGAACAATCCTTGCCAATCCAAGACCCAAGAATTATGGCATCTGATAATATTTATTATAGTGAACCTTACAAATCTAATTTTCAGTTTGGTAAGCAACACATAATAGAAAGCTATTGTAATTTGCATGATGTAGAGTTTGATGTAAATATGAGACCTAAACTTTACACAGGTCATTTACAAGAAAATGTTAAGAAGTGGTTAGACAAAAATAATATTGAAAAATATATTCTTGTTCAATTTTCTGGTGGACAATCTCCATTAACTTATAATGGTCAATACAATAACATTAACCCAAACAGAAATTATCAACCATTTTTAGCACAACAAGTTATTAATATGCTGAAAGAAGAATATAAAGATGCAACAATAATTGATTGTACTTTACCTAATGAACCAGCATACTTTAATACAATTAAATGTGATTTGCATTGGTCAGAAATACATGAGTTAATGAAAGATGCACTAGGATTTGTAAGCATAGATAGTTGCTTAAATCATTTTTCAGCATCTACAGAAAAGCATGGAGTAGTCATTTGGGGTTCAACAAGATGGACACAATTTGGTTATTCACATAACAAAAACTTACAATTCCACATGAACGATAAGTGGATTGAGGAAAAATTCATTGATAGCGACCCTAGAAACAACATGGTTGAACCTAAATTAGTTATTGATGAATATAAAAAACTTGATAAAAACAAACCAGTTGCAGTAGCAACAAATTAATAAGGAGACAAATATGGACGAAGAAGTAAGAAGTGCAGAATCAATAGCACAAGACTATACAGCTATGGGTCATTCTGTAGAATTAATCAATGGTATTATTGATGGTTCTAAAATGGCAGATGAATCTGAAGAAGATAAAAAAGATT